TACCGCTTTCCGCAAATCTGGCGATCTAGGCGAGATCGTACAGGAAAATCAATCAGATAAGATTGAGAAATCCCTATGGGACGGACGTTTCCTCAAAACTGCCGATCTATTCAAATAAAAAATCACTTAGGAGGTGACAAAATGTCGGAAGAGATTATCAAAAATTATCCAGGTGCAGGAGCCAACGAAGTAAATGGCGAAGGTGCATTCGCATCTGGAGGAATTGGTGGCGTTAGCAGCCCTGGAGCAGACACTCTAGGTAACATCCCCACCGCAAGCTTTGGTGTTACAACTGGATCAAACGCCGTAAATCCTTCGGGTGATGCAGGTAGTGGTATTCTACGTCCTGAACAGGCTCGTAGATTTATTGACTATGTTTGGGACGGTACTGTTCTCGCTAAAGATGGTCGTCGTGTCACAATGAGAGCCAATACAATGGAACTCGAAAAGGTCAACGTTGGAGAACGAGTTATTCGTGCTGCAAACCAGGCTGATGCGACATATACAAACTCAGGTGCAACCTTTGCTAAGGTTGAACTAACAACAAAGAAGCTTCGCCTTGACTGGGAAGTTTCTGCTGAGGCATTAGAAGACAACATTGAAGGTGCAGCCCTTGAGGACCACCTTGTTCGTCTAATGACCAACGCATTCGCAAATGACATTGAAGATCTTGCCATCAATGGTACAGGAACTGGAGGAAACTCATTCCTTAACATTATGGAAGGATTCGTTCGCAAGGTTCGTTTCGGTGGAGATGCTCACGAGTATTCTGCAACCGTTACAAGCGGTGCGTGGACTCCAGAAGTTCTTCAGGGTGTTATTTCTGCTCTACCAAGAAAGTATCGTGCTCTCAAGAACGGTCTTAAGTTCTATGCAAGCACCGACACATTTGCTGACATCGTTAAGCAAAATGGTACAGCCGCTAATAACATCTGGACCGAGCAGTACCGTAATGCATACCTTGCAGGTACTGACCAGGTTCTAGGAGAGGCTCGTGGTACTCGTGTACTAGGAATTCCAGTAATGGAAGTTCCTTACTACCCAGACAACTACATCGACCTCACATTCCCTTCAAACCGCATTTGGGGTTTCCAGCGAGACATCACTGTAAACCGTGAGTACGTTGCGAAGAAAGACACAATCGAATACACCGTATTCGTTCGTTTCGGACTTCAGTGGGAAGAGGAAGACGCTGTAGCTTGGGTTGACAGCGATAGCCAGGATTCATCTTCATAAGTTGAGTCTTACTCTTAGGGGAGGCAGGGATTTCGGTCCTTGCCTCTCTTACTATCTGATATAATTATCTAAGGAGGTTTCTAATGTCAAATGAAACAATTATCGAAACAGTCGAAGAGACAGTTGAAGAAGTACTAGAAACAATTGAAGAAGTAGTAGATAATTCTGTAGAAGCACTAGAAGAATCAATTGGAGATTTAAAACAAAAATTAAAAGGTATGCCAGAAACAGATGAAGATAACGTAATTGGTTCATCTCGTACCACTGCCAAAGGTGGCAAAAAGTCTGGTGCAATTACTCAAACAGAGAATGGTGCTATCGGCTCAGGAACCGCAAGTAAGTCACCAAAAGTAAAGGCGGTAGAGCCTAAAGTTGTTAATAAAGAAACAGTAGCATTGTTCTCTACACGAAATGTCTTGTGGGAAGGCGTAGGGAAGATTGATAAAGGGTACAACATTGTTGAAAAAGCAGAAGCTGAAAAGTGGCTTGAGCGAGATCACGTGCGTACCGCAACCCCAGAAGAGGTTGCAAAGGAGTACGGAATTTAATGGAATTACTAAGGTTATCGCCATACACTAGCGTTGGGTTTACATATACTATCCCAGCGACTTATACAACTAATGAGGTGTTTACAGCAACCATTACTGACTTGGCAGACCTTAGTTCAACTACACAAACCGTAACAGACAATGCAGCCTATGTGTGGACAATCACATTGTCAGGAAAATATGACTCAGATTATAGGGTTGTGATTACAGATGCATCTGGAGATGTTCTTCAAGACGAAACTTATCAGGTTCGTAGACCATATCTAAACCCAAATACACTAGCAGACACAGCATCTGACATAGCTACAAAAACACTTAATGAAGAATTAGCAAGAGCAATTATTGACTCTGTAATTCCACAAGGATTTTACTACAAGAAAACAACTTTTGAAACTACTGGTCTTGGAGCAGATTACTTGCCACTATGGGTAGATGCAAAGAAACTTTTGCAGGTATACGAAAATAACGTTCTAGTTTATGATGCAAGCAATCCAACAGCTTATTTGCAAAACTTTGAAATTACAAAAGATAAAACTGCTATAACTCTAACCTATACAGGAGAGCTAAATAGGAACGAAGGTGCAAATCTTATTCTTCCTGCTGGAAGCACAGACTACTTAGACTTAAACTTTGGAGTATGGGGAGGATTCCCTCAAACATACGACTATAGGGTTGTCGTAGAGTCTGGATACACATCAGTCCCATCAGACATTGCTCGTGCCGTTGGCTTATTGATAACAGACATTGAATGCGGTCAACTTGACTATTACAAGCGATACGTCACAGCATATAATACTGACCAGTATAAGCTACAGTTTGACAAGCGATCATTTGAAGGAACAGGTAACATTCTTGTAGACAAGATACTTTCTAAGTATGCCAAGTCAATTACAAGATTAGGGGTACTATAATGTCTATCTGTGAAACCCCAGACTTTATGTTCCCTATGATGGCAGATGTTTATTACCCAATTACTGAAACAGGTGCATATGGAAATGTGATAAAGTCTTGGGTGTTAGACAAAACAATTGTTTGCTCATTTAATGAAGCTGGCGTATCATACAAAGAAGACATTAAGCCAGACCCAAACATTAAAACAGATACACTACTTCTTGGAAGAGTTAAAAAAGATATTCGTATCTCAAGCCTTGATGCAAAGAATGCAGCAACCAATGTTGTCATAACAAACATTCGTGATCAATTTGAAAACCCAATCTACCTTGAAACATCTGGACCAAGAAATGGAAAATCTACTTTGTTTGAAATTGCAACTCAAGCACCATTTGTAAATCCATTTGGAACAGTAGAATACCACAAGGTTGTGCTAAGACGCTCTGAGAATCAGGGGGTAGACGTATAATGAGAGCAAGGTTTAATGATACTTTATTTCTTAAAGAGATGAATAATATAGTTCAATATTCTTTTGGATTTACAGAAGGCGTAAAGCGAGGAAGAAATCATATTCTTAATGCTGTTGGCAAAGACGCTATTCAATTAATTAAACAATATATTGATTCATCTGCTAGAACTAATCCTGGGCTTCTTCATCACATGTATGAATGGAATGAAACTGGAAGTCCAAGCTCAAGACTATTTGATATTGACTACACAATATCTGGAATGGGGCTATCTATTAAAACAACATTTAGACAATCAACATCTATAAAGAATGGCTCTACCGTTCCATTTTACGACAAAGCAAGGATTATAGAAAACGGTATCCCTGTTACAATCAGACCTCGAAAAGCTTCAGTGCTTGCATTTGAAGATGGTGGAGAGCAAGTCTTTACTAAAGGTCCAATAGTAATTGACAGTCCTGGAGGAGTTCAAGCTCAGGGTGGATTTGAAAAAACATTTGATTCATTCTTTAACAGTTTTTTCTCACAAGCTTTTTTAAGAATTAGTGGTGTAATGGATTACATTCAAAATCCTACAGTATTTGCAAAAAATCTATCAGCAGGAAAACGTGGCGGTAGAGCAGTTGGTATTTCAACAGGCTACACTTGGGTAGCAAACATAGGAGTTAAACGATAATGGCTATTTACTATCCCCCAATCTTTATAAATAAATACCTACAAGAAAAACTTGCAGGTAGAGGTTTTGGAGCAGTCCCAATGTTTCCAACATACCCTAGCGACTTTAGTGTTGCAGAAAGCTTCAGTCTTGACGTGCTAACGTCTGGCGGTACATCAAGGTATCAGTTCCAAGGACAAGCAGCGGTATTCGACAGAATGTTTAAGATGCGTAGAGGACCATTTCCATATATTAAATGCGAACAACTACTATATTATTTTTATGCACTTACAGAAACAGCTGTAGTAAACCTTATAGAAATGACACAAGAGATACAAGACCTTCTTGACAACGGAGACGACTCAGCAAAAGATCTTAATGCTTGGATTGCTTCAAAGGTAGGTGGCACAGTAACTGTTGACGGCAAGGTACACCAAAAGGTTACCTTTGACGGAACAGATTTCTTGCTACCATATTTTCACGAGATTAAGATTTATCAACTTGAAGAAACTCGTGACATTATAGATTTTGGCACTGCTCGTACTTATGCAGGAAATAAAATAATTATTGACTATGACTGGCACAAATCAGATTCATTTGCATAATAACCATATATAATTATAAAGAGGAAACACCCACCCAAAATCTATAACAAGAAAGAGGTGAAATAATTATGGCATATTCACGTGGTACAAGTGCTAACATCATCGTTGGTGCAGCAGCACTTTTCACATACGAAGACGGTCCGATTGGTCAGAACACAAGTGGTGGTATTACCAACACTCAAGCTGAACTTGATTTGCCCAACTTCCAAACCAACATTTCCTACAAGGAGACTCTCGCAAATGCAACAAACGAGGTTGACTACCGTAACGTTGGTTACACCATGAACGGTCTTGAAATTGTCTTCCAACCTGACTTCGGTGAGGTACAGGTTGACCAAGTTCTCGACGTTGCAAAGCTTTACAAGCAGGGAATGCAGGTTAACCTTAACACAGCATTCGCTGAAGCAACACTAGATAACTTGCTCTTTGCAATTGCAGGGCAGTCAAGCGACCTTTCAGCTACATACACCAGTGCTACATCACAGAGTGCATTCGGAACACCAACTTACGACGGTGACCGAGTTCTAAATCTTGGTGCAGGAAACATTGGCGAATGTCCAGTTGAGCGTGGTCTTGTTGC